CTAACCGTTACGCAAATAGAAATTTGTGCAGATCTAAAAATTTAACCTAGTTTGGTTAAACAAATTCACTTTTAGTTAAAATTCCTGTTGACAAGATAAATAAAGTTGCATATAATAGTACGTATGCATTAGGCATAAATGACATTTTTTATTAGGCAAACAAAGGAGGCTACAAAATGGCATCATTAGCAGAAATTCGTGCAAAACTGCAAGAATCACAAAACCGCACTACTGGTTCAACTGGTGGTGGAGACAACGCAATTTACCCACATTGGAATATGCAAGAAGGCAAGGAAGCCGTGGTAAGATTTTTACCCGATGGAAATGCTGACAACACATTCTTTTGGGTAGAACGTGCAATGATCAAATTACCTTTCGCAGGTATCAAGGGTGAATCAGACAACCGTAACGTAATTGTGCAAGTTCCATGCGTGGAAATGTATAATGACGGAACAGCGTGTCCAATTCTTTCCGAAGTACGTCCATGGTTTAAAGACAAGAGTCTTGAGGACATGGGCCGTAAATATTGGAAGAAGCGTTCATACATCTTCCAAGGCTTTATCAATGAGGATCCACTTAACGAGGATTCTAAACCAGAAAATCCTATCAGACGCTTTATCATTGGTCCACAGATTTTCCAAATTATTAAGGGTGCATTAATGGATCCCGAGTTGGAAGAACTGCCAACGGATTATATGCGTGGAGTGGATTTCCGTATCAAGAAAACATCCAAGGGTGGATACGCAGACTACTCAACATCGCAATGGTCACGCAGAGAGCGTGCTTTGGGTGACGATGAGAAGGCAGCGATTGATGCTCACGGCTTGTTTAATCTAAATGACTTCTTACCTAAGAAGCCTACCGAAGTAGAACTAAAGGTAATGAAGGAAATGTTTGAAGCGTCAGTAGACGGTGAAGCATATGATATGGACAAGTGGGGTCAATACTTTAAGCCAGCCGGAATGGGCCAGGCAACTGGTGATCCTAACAAATCCGCAACTGCTCCTGCGCAGACTAATGCGCCAGCAACTGAAACTGCTCCTGCTCCACAACCAGCAGCAACAGCACCAGCGGCTGAGGCAACTGAAGCACCAAAGGAAACTTCCGACAGTGCTAACAGAGCTCAGGACATTTTGGCAATGATCCGTAACAGACAACAGTAAAGAGTTTGTGTGTGAGTTCCGGCAAAAACCTCCATTCGGTATTCAGCGAGGTCTCACACACTTCTTAACAAAGGAAAGGTAATATGGCAAAAGCATTTGACATTTCTAAATTTAGAAAGACACTGACCAAGAGCATTGACGGCCTTGGTGTAGGATTTAACGATCCTACTGACTGGGTTTCAACAGGAAATCTAGCACTAAACTATTTGATTAGTGGCGACTTCCACAAGGGTGTTCCACTAGGTAAGGTTACCGTGTTCGCTGGTGAATCAGGATCGGGTAAATCTTACTTCTGTTCAGCAAACATTGTAAAGGCAGCACAAGAGCAGGGTATCTTTGTAGTACTAATTGATTCAGAGAATGCATTGGATGAAAAATGGTTGCAGGCTTTGAATGTTGATACTTCTGAAGAAAAATTGCTTAAACTAAACATGTCAATGATTGACGATGTTGCAAAGACTGTTTCAGAATTTATGAAAGAGTATCGTGACATGGCAGAAGAAGAACGTCCAAAAGTACTGTTCGTTATTGATTCGTTGGGCATGTTGTTAACACCCACTGATGTTGATCAATTTAACAAGGGTGACATGAAGGGTGACATGGGTAGAAAACCCAAGGCCCTAACAGCACTTGTACGTAACACAGTTAACATGATTGGAAGTTACAATGTGGGCATGGTATGTACCAACCACACATACGCTTCACAGGATATGTTTGATCCAGATGATAAAATATCAGGCGGACAAGGATTTATTTACGCTTCATCTATTGTAGTAGCAATGCGTAAATTGAAACTTAAAGAAGATGAAGATGGTAACAAGGTAACTGATGTGCGTGGTATCAGAGCCGCGTGTAAGGTTATGAAAACACGTTACGCAAAACCATTTGAAAGTGTTCAAGTTAAGATTCCATATGAAACAGGAATGGATCCTTACAGTGGACTCGTAGATCTTTTTGAAGCAAAAGGTTTGCTTAAGAAAGAAGGTAATAGACTTAAATACACTGACCTTAAAGGTGAGACGCATTTGGAATATAGAAAAGCGTGGGTTGGTGAGAAGTTGGACATGATCATTAATGATATTGGCAACACGCCTGACATTGCAGATGCAGAAGAAACCGTTGAGGAGGAAGTTGAATCTGTAAATGGAGAATAAGAATATGAACTCTAACATGTTAGCGGACATATGGAACGTCCTTAGTGACAAGATTTCTGAAAAGGACAAGGCAGATGCGGCTCAGGAATACGTCAATACTCTACTAGATTATGACATTCCTGAGTCTATGCTTGAAGGTATGCTAGGAATAGATACCTATCTTGACACGGCACTTGAATACGTTCTTGAGGACGAACCACTTGACGATGATGACGATGAATGGAACTAGTGTATGACTAATTGGTATGATAAGGTTTCAAGGGATATCAAAAATATTCCTGCGGCTGTAGACTACTACGAAAAAGAACTGATAGAGGCCAAAAAAGAAACTAATATCACCGGCAGAATCGAAAGGGCATCAGCAGTCATGCCCGCAATAGTTGAAACTCGCTTTGGACAATTACAGGAAATTGAAGCCATACTTGAGTATCTTAACATTGAACTAAGAAGACTACGGGCAAGTCATTTTAGAAAATATGTTGAGAATTATCAGCGACAATTAAGTTCTAGAGATGCAGAAAAATTTGTTGACGGTGAAGCAGATGTTGTTGACTTTGAAAAGATCATTAACGAATTTGCTCTACTGCGTAACAAGTGGCTGGGCATTATCAAGGGCCTTGACATCAAGCAATGGCAGTTATCAAACATTGTTAAGTTAAGAACTGCTGGGTTAGATGATGCTACTCTTTAATAGGGTTTATTATGATCGAGGGGTTCAAACTGATACATTTTTTCAGGATCGGCAGAATAGTTTAAGTGTTTTAAATCCCATTTGTAAGCATCGTCTATAATTTTTTTTAATCGTTTATCCTTTAGTACTTCTAATAATTCCTCATTATCCGTATTAATAGAATTATAATTAGGTAATGGGTAATCAACATCAAAAAAGTTCTGTAACTCATCTTCTAAATTTTCTATTTTGAAAATATGATTAACATGCAAGTATGTACGCTTTAATCTACCAACTAGAAAAATTCGTTGGGTAACAAAAAATTCCGTAAACTTCTCACAATACACGTAATCCTCGATAAAATTAGCAAAACTAATATCAGGAATTCTAAATTTTTCATGCAAATTTATATTAGTTTTTATATAATTATATGCACTATACAATCTTGTATATGGATGCCTTACAACTGTAAATTTGATGCTTTCTTCATTAAACCTTTCGGCAGGATTATGCATTCCAATTACGGATTTTGATTTTAAATTATTTCGTTGATTCAATGGAATTTGACCTTTACCATAATAAATTTCAATATTAGAAATTTTGGCTAACCAATTCCTAACACTTGTTCCTGCTGTTTTAGGAATGTGTATAAATCGATAAGGTGATCCTTCGGGAGGAAGATTGGGATAAATCAAGGACAAATGAAATGATTTTTTTTCTCTTATGTCCGGTAATACCATTATAACTTTCCCTGTTCTCTCAATTTAGCACGTATTTTTGTAGCACTAATATTATGAATTTCTTCACCCAGATTGTGTTCGGTGAAAGTATACCCAACGCCACGACCATAACTAATATCCACAATATTAGGAACACGCATTATAATGTAATCCTCATTTTCTCTAAAGTCCTCTTTCCAAAGTGCATCAATAATATTATTTTTCACCTGATCCCATTCAAAAGGATTATCGTTCTGTGCAACGGTTCTCCCTGCGCCAGCATCCTCTCCAACAATGCCTCCAACATCTCTTACCATGATTACTACCTGTCCAGTTTCAGCGAATGCTTTTTTAAACAATGCTGTGTGGCCTGGATGCCACGGTTGCCATCTACCTAGCATCTCCGTAGTTGGCTTCTTCCAATCAAACATGTTTACCTCGTTTGTTTTTGCATGTAGTTTTTTACAACTTCTACTAGTTGAACATGAGTATCGTTAAACCATTCGGCTACGTGATAATCATATTGACCTTTTTCTAATGGAACATACATCTTGTTAGTATCTTCAAAACGGCCTTCTTTAATTGTGTCCATCCATACTACATAATCAGCACCAAATTCATCACGTGCCTGAGGAGTGGGTGCCACAAAATCTGCAACACATATTTTTCCAGCCTTTACTATTCCATCTGCTAGATAACGCATACGTTGTGCTTGTCGAATACGCCCTTCTGGCGTAAAATCCCAATCATTATATTCGGTTCGGACGGCATCAGCATTAATCCATACCGCGCCAATTAGTTTGCTAAAAGGTTCTGCTAAAGTAGTTTTGCCGCTGCCTGGCAATCCACATATAAGAATTTTCATATTATAATCCTTTTCACTTCTATATTTATCCAATTAACTGGTCATATAAATATAACTATGAAAACTATTGTATTAGTTACGGGTGGGTTCGACCCGCTACACTCTGGACATATTGCCTATTTTAATGCAGCAAAAGATTTAGGAGACTATCTAGTTGTTGGAGTTAATTCTGATGATTGGTTAGAGCGCAAGAAAGGCAGAGCATTTATGCCTTGGAAAGAACGTGCAGCCATTGTCGAAGCATTGGGCTGCGTTGATCAAGTAATTGAATTTGATGATAGTAATGATAGTGCCACAGAAGCAATCAAGTATGTATTAGATTTTTGGAAAAGCGGCGAGAAAATAATTTTTGCCAACGGTGGTGATAGAACCGAAGGTAACATTTTAGAAATGCTTTCTATAAGCGATCCTAGGATTTTATTCAAGTTTGGTGTTGGTGGCGAAGACAAAAAGAACTCGAGCAGTTGGATACTTACTGAATGGAAGGCACCAAAGACACAAAGAGCATGGGGTTATTATAGAGTAGTTCACGAATATGGCAACAGGGTAAAGGTTAAGGAACTAACTGTAGATCCTGGAAAAACTCTCAGCATGCAGAGACACAAGGATAGAGCAGAACATTGGTTTGTGGCAAAAGGTACAGCAACAGTCTATACAATAGACACGCAATCCACGGATTATGAATTACATGGAACCTACAAGGAACACGAATCGTTACACATAGATAACATGCAGTGGCACATGCTTGCAAATGAAACAGACAAGCCGTTGCAGGTGGTTGAAATTCAGTATGGTGAAAACTGCATTGAAGAGGATATTGAACGCAAATGAGTAGATGGATTTTTATCAGCAAGGGAGGCGAAGATCCTTACATTAATCAATTTGCAAAAGGCTGCGGTTCACTTCCAGTTAATTCTGACACCTTTAATTATGATGATTCTGAAGATCCCATAGTTCTAAGGGGTATACTAAAGAAAAAATGGATACACAAATGCTGGGAAGATGGCAGAGATTTCTACTACATGGACACGGGATATTTCGGTAACGAGCCTACGCAAAGCAATCCTAATGGCTGGAAGTACTGGCACAGAATTGTTAAAAATGATCTCCAGCATGATAAAATTATAGAAAGACCGGATGACAGATTTCGAGCATTTAAGAAAAAATTTAATCCATGGAAAAAGGATGGGAGAAAGATTTTAATCGCCGCACCAGATGAAAAACCAATGAAGTTTTACGAAAAAGATCTTGAAACCTGGTTAACAGATACTGTAAATGAACTCAAGAAACACACAGATCGACCAATTGAAATTAGAAGACGAGAAAAACTACGAGCAGAAAGATTAGTTAAAAATACTCTAAGTGAAGCACTAAATGATGATGTGTTTGCGCTAGTAACATTCAATAGTAATGCAGCGGTAGAAGCAATATTTGAAGGTATTCCTGTTTTTACATTGGCTCCAACGAGTGCGGCCAATCCAGTGGGTTCAAAGGACTTATCCCAGATAGAAAAACCTTACTATCCAGATAAGGATAAATTATATGCATGGGGATGTCACTTGGCCTACGGGCAGTTTCATGTTAGCGAAATAAAACTAGGTAAGGCCAAAAGGATGTTGGAAAAATGAAAGTATACATAGGATATGATCCTAGAGAAGACATTGCATATCAAGTATGTAAGCACAGTATCAAGAGAAGAAATAACAATGTAGAAGTCAAACCTCTAATTCAAAAAGATTTGAGAGAACAAGGCTATTACGACCGACCAATTGATAAATTAGCATCTACAGAGTTTACGTTTACTAGATTTTTAGTTCCTGAACTTAGTAATTTTAACGGTTGGGCGGTATTTATGGACTGTGACATGATATTACAAACAGATATTTCAGAATTATTTGCACAAGCAGATGACAAATATGCAGTGATGTGCGTAAAGCATGATTATACACCGAAGGAAGGAACCAAGATGGATGGAAAGGCACAAACAGTTTATCCAAGAAAGAATTGGTCTAGCGTAATGCTGTTTAATTGTAGTCATCCTAGCAATCAAAATTTGACCGTAGAACTTGTGAATGATCCAGAAATTACAGGAAAATATCTACATCGTTTTAGTTGGCTAAAAGATGAGGAGATTGGTGAATTAAAGCCTGAATGGAATTGGCTGGCAGGATGGTACAAAGAACCTACTGACGGGAAACCTAAACTCATACACTATACTGAAGGTGGTCCTTGGTTTGAAAATTACAGGGATTGCGAATATCATGCAGAATGGAAAACTGAACTATACGACATGATGGAAAATAAATGAAAGGCAGATCATTAGAAGAATCACTAGTACATGGATCGGGTGGAAAACTTACCACTGACGTTAATGATACTTCAAAACCATTGGTGGTAAGAGGAGTTATAAAGAGAGATCACGTGAACGAGTGTATTAAAAGTGGAAGAGATTTTTATTACATTGATACGGGTTATCTGGGAAATTTTATAAGTCCAGGAAATCCTAGCGGAAAAAAACTTTGGCATAGAGTTGTCAAGAATGAAAATCAACACAGTAAAATAAGAAATGTTCCCTTAGATAGATGGGAAAGACTCAAGAAACAGGATCCTAGTCTTGCATGGGCAGGATGGAAGGACTATAATAAAAAAATATTGTTGGTTATGCCAAATCCAAAAGCATGTAAATATTATGGAATAGATTATGATACATGGGTCAATGAGACTAAACAGAAAATAAAACAGCATTCTGATTTACCAGTTGAAATTAGAATCAAGGGATCAAGATCTGCAAGAGTAAAGGAATACACTATATATAACGCACTTGATTCTGGAGTCTACGCTACAGTTACTATGAACAGCATGGCAGCAATGGAATCTGTTGTTCATGGTATACCAGCATTCGTTAGTGTGCCTTGTGCAGCAAGTCCTTTGGCAGCCACCAATCTAGACCAATTAGCCAATCCATTTAAACCAAACATTGAAACTATAGAGAAACAGTGTGCTAATCTAGCATACGGACAGTTTACCTTAGAAGAAATAGAAAACGGCACGGCCTATGAACTAACGGAAAAATATTCATGAAACTACTATTAAATGATAAGGAAATAGCAAACTTCCTAGTAAGCCTCATAGATTATTATGCATTGGCTAGAAAAAATGTGCAGATGAAACACAGCCAGATTGAAGAATTTACAAATACTTTTTTAGAAAAAGAAGCAGGAAAAAAGATAAAGCATGGTTTAAAATATGCAAAACCAAAATTTGCTGCTACAAATGAATATAAGGCAAAATTTTATGAAAAAATTAAAAAGGCTGTTCAGAGAGACGTTGAAAATTACTATTCCGAAATAAAAAATTATCTAAGTGAAAAAAGAAACTCCGATTTCAACACCATACACAAAAATTTAGAAATAATTCTTACTAGGTTAGGAAAACAAAATATAATTAATTCATATAAAAAAAGTGACTATCAAAATTTTGTAAAAAGTACAGGATTCCAACTTGATAATAACGCAGTTATGATGCGTAGACATGAATTTACAGACTATACACAGGACTGTCTAATAAGAAACACTGTTGGTAATGAAAATTTGCTTGTAACAAAAGTTGATAAAAATTATCCGATGTGGTTTATTGATAGCGGATATACAAACTTTTTAGAACCAAGAAAAACTTGGCATAGGTTAGTTAGAAATCATCTTCACTACGGAAAGTTTTTTGATGCACCTATGGATAGGCTACAAAATTTTAAGAGTTTTCCTAGGCCGTGGAGAAAAGGTGGAGAAATAATTTACATTATTGAACCAGGCCCATTTGCGGCAAGCATATTCCACTGTAATCTAAAAACATGGAAATATGAGGTAGCAAGAGAACTAAGAAAATATACAGATAAGAGAATTGTATTTAGAAAAAAAGCACCCCTGCGACAAAGACCTAGTCTTACTAAACAATTAATGAACGAAGATTATTATTGTGTCGTTTCTATAAATTCAAATGCAGCAACAGAAGCAATCTGGGCAGGGATTCCAGCAATTACTCTTGATACCCATATAACTAATCCAGTAACAAAAAATAAATTAAGTGATATAAATGATTTATTCTATGGTAATCTTGGTAGTTGGCTTGCTATGCTAAGTTACAGTCAATTTACAAAGGAAGAATTAATGAATGGAAAAGCAAAGGAGATTATAGGAAAGTATCATGTCTAAGTTAAGAGCAGTTGCATATTATGCAGGAATACCTGCTAGAAATAACAATCCAGAAAAACCAATGATATTGGATAATTTCTTACAGGGAGTAAAAGCAGTAGGCGATGAAGCAATAGCACATCATGGAACAAATTTAATTGATGCAGATGTTGCACTCATACAGGGATTTGTACACGAATTAGGTAAAACAGCACCACACCTACAGTTGAGAAGAAACATTTTAGATCATCAACATGCACAAATGAATAGATCATTAATAGTTGACAGTAACCTATTTCTGTATGCTGATCCTGGTAATACAAAAAGATATCTTAGATACAGTTATGACGGAGTATTTCCATGCACAGGATTTTATTTTGATGCACAGATAGATCCCGCAAGATGGCAGAAAATCAGTAAAGATTTAAATATATCTTTGAAGCCTTATACCAAAACAGGAAATTATATATTAGTTTGCTGTCAAAGAAATGGCGGCTGGTCGATGAAAGGGCTGCCAGTACCTATTTGGCTTGACCAAACCATCAAAAAAATCAAGCAATATACAAACCGTCCAATAGTTGTTCGACCCCATCCTGGTGATAAAAAATGGCACACATACCTAAATGTTAAACCCTATGACAATGTTACCTTAAGCACAAATAACCTCAAAGATGATTTAAAAAATGCATGGGCTACTGTCGTCTTCAATAGTTCTCCAAGCGTTGCAAGTCTCATAGAAGGTGTCCCTACATTCGTAACTGATCAACAGCCAGAATTTAGCCAAGTATTAGGAGTTTGTAATACTAACCTGGAAAATATTGAAACACCTGAATATCACGATAGACAGAGTTGGATTGAAAGAATTTCAATGTCACATTGGAATTTTGATGAACTTAAATCTGGGCATGCGTGGAAGTTTTTTAGGCAATACATGATAATCAACAAAAAACCCTAGATAAACTGTTGCCAATAAGGTTCAGTCCTAGGAACTTTTAAATCATCGCGTTTGCTCTTACCCAACTGTTTTCTACCACCCTTAAGATGATCGAGATATGCTCCCCATTCACAGTTTATTAATGGGTGTCCTTCTCCAGTAGACATACCAGGCTTTGGTCTCAAATCATACAATGATGCTGCCCAATCATGTTGCTTAAGATTAGGAAATCTCTGTCTGACTACGTCAAAAACAAAACTGTCATGCCATTCAATCATTGAAAAAATACCACCATTTCCTTCTGCATCATCGTATACACGTTGAAATTCTTTTAAGAAATTAATTGTATTTTCAGAAGACAATCTCATAGCATATAATCCGCATTCACTATACTTTCCTTTGCGTCCTAAGTAACAAAGTTCTTGTTTACCCGGTAATTGTCCTGCTAATTGTTTTTCTGTAATCGGACTGTGACATATAGTATCTGCATCCATCCACATTAACCATTCGGTATCACATTCTTTTGCACAAGCAAAGATGCTGTATACTTTATGTGCAAATCTAATGGCGTGCCATTTAAATCCCTTGCCGCTATCCTTTCTCTTACTTCTTACAGGATCAGCACTGACATCTCCATTGGCTTTTGGTACTCCATTCCATTTATTTTTAAATACAACTAACTCGCTACTGCTGGTATGTAAGTCTCTAACAATTAGATTAGATGCTGTTTCCTCTACCACACAATCTTCTGCGTAAACATATAATTTTATAGTTTGAGGCCAGTTTTTTAGAAACGAATTAATCATTCTTCTTCCATATTGTTCATAACCTTGCTTATGAAAAGTGGTTACTACGCTTAGATTCATTCGGTTTTACTCCATTGATGACAAAAATCTAACTGTGATATTGCCCTGTATCCAATTTGGTATAAAAGTTTTGTGTGTTCTCTTCCTAGTACATCATTTCCTTCAACAAATAAGTCTGGCCATGATGTTGTTAACAATGGTGAAAGACTATCTATGTGATTAATTTTGTCACCATCAATAAATATACTAGAAATATTTTTTAAATTAAACACTGCCTTTATTTCTATCCTTTGTATTAGATTTTTTGCCTTTTTTTCTACTTTATTATCAAACAAAAAAACTGTATTAAACATTCCTAAAAAGTCATCAATATGACCAAACCCATCTCCTATGATTAGACAATCTATTGGAGATTTTTTTATGTTTTTGGCAATTCTTTTTTGAAATTTGTTCATTGTAATCCATTAAATACTATTATATTTATTGGAGATAAAATGCGGTTCAAACTTTTTCGACAGCACGGTGCCTTAAACAGTCCTGAGATATTTAATGCCTTCGAAAAGGGTGTAAAGAACGCAGGACATGAGTTAGTAGATGATAATCATGACATTGCGGTAATATGGTCTGTATTGTGGGACGGTAGAATGAGTGCTAATCAACACATCTACGAAGAAGCAAAAAAACTAAACAAACCTATCATAATCATAGAGGTTGGAAACATCCTTAGGAACAAGACATGGAGAATATGTCTAAATCATATAAATGGATTAGGTAACTTCGGTAACGATACGAATTTGGATTATGATCGTCCTAAAAAGTTAGGACTAGAACTTAAATCTGTAAAGCAAAATAGAAATGATTCAATCTTAATTGCTACACAACATCAAAAAAGTTTGCAATGGCAGGACATGCCATCCATGAGTGACTGGACTCTGTCAATAATTAAAAAAATTAGAAATTTAACTGATAGAAAAATTATAATTAGACCACACCCTCGCTCTCCTATGCCAGGCATAGAACACGAATATAAAAATGTAATGAGGCAAACTCCACAGCACATAAAGAATTCCTATGATGATTTTGATATAGATTATAATTACCATTGCGTAATTAATCATAACAGCGGTCCTCCGATACTTGCTGCCATTGCTGGAACACCGGTGATAACAGGCACATCAAGCCTTGCGTTTCCTGTAAGTGATGTTATTGAAAATATAAATGATCCTGTATTAAAAGATAGAGAAGAATGGTTTACAAAAATAACTCACTGTGAATGGACGGTAGATGAAATTAGTCAAGGAATTCCTATCAAAAGATTAGAAAATTTAATTGAAACACAACTAAACAGTTGATTTTTTCTATCATAGATACTATAATAAACACATGACAAACAAGTTTTATATCGAAGACATATTCATTAAATTCTTTACAACCATGTCACACAATAGAATTGGCATGCAGGTGCATGACAATAACGCAGCATCAAGTTTTTACTTGACACTGGTTGACGGAAATGATATTACAGAAAAGCAAGGTGCGTACATACTAAAATTGCTTACAAAGTACAGAAACACTTGTGCACCATTTTATGACTACAGAGATTTGCTTGAAAACCCTACATGGAAAAAACCATTTAGAGTGGTGGACAATAGAAAGCAAATATGGGTGGAAAAGGACGATACAAGCACACATTGGATTTGCTTGAAATTTCCGTTTGCTTTTAAGGAAATTTTTGATGAGGAAATAGGCAGAAGCGACCAGTATTTAAACGGCACCAACATATGGGACCGAAATAGAAGAATAAGGAAACTATTCCTGTATGATTTCAACATAATACAAATGATAGAATTTTGCAATAAGCATGGTTTCGAGATAATGGACAGTGCTATAGAAGCAGCATCTTTGGTGGAAGAAATATGGAACAATCAGGAGGAATTCTTAAGAACATCATTTATAGAAAACGGTAAGGTTAAACTGCAAAATGCAGTTGTTGAAACAGAGGACTACTTTAATAAAAACAAAATTTGTGAAAAAAATTCTGATCTAGTGTTGGCTAAGAATTTAGGACATCTGTATGCAGGCAAGCCGAATACAAGTTGGGAAAAGATTGCTGCTAATAAGACAAATACATTTCATTGTAAGGATATCAAATCATTCCTAAAAATATGCTATGGCGTAACAGGAAAAATAGTAATACTATTGGACAAGACAGAACAATCCATAGACTGGGTTAAGGCACTGGCATGGAATATTACCGCATGCGGCTATGAAAAGACTGACTTTAGAGTATGCTTTAGAACTAGCAACCAAACGGACCCTAGTTTTAACAAATGGGTGAACGAAAATGGTTTTGGAGGAAAAATAAGCGATGCTAAGTTCTTGATATTCAGAGAAAAACCTGCAAAGTGGTTGTTCAAAGACGAAAAAGATGTTATAATAGTTGCTAGCAATGACTTACTGCCTGGATTAAACAGCAGTGCAAAGTCAATGCTCAAGTCACATCCTTGTGTAATATTTATTAGTGAATACAAGCCTGTGAAACAATATGGAGAAACTATAGTTGAATTGTAAGTTAATTATAAAAGACGAAGTAAACGTAAAGTTTGAAGGACTAGCAGTTGAAACACGCAGAAAGATTGTAAACAAACTTAAATATGATCTTCCATATGCGAGACATATGCCTGCATTCAAATTAGGACGATGGGATGGAACTGTTAGTTTCTTTGGCATTGGAGGCAACGGATTTGTTGCACATCTTGATGTTGCACTACCCATAATTGAAAATGACGGATATGATATTGAAGTTATTGATAATCGTAATCCTACTAAATTAGACTTTGAAAAAATTACTGAAAATTATTGGGCTGACAAAGGAATAGTTTGGCCAGTGGGACACCCAGAAGCGGGAAAACCAATAGTATTGCGTGACTATCAATATGACGTAGTTAATAAGTTCTTAGAAAATCCACAGTCGTTACAGGAAGTAGCAACAGGTGCTGGTAAGACCATTACAACTGCAACACTAAGCCATTTGTGTGAACCATATGGCCGCACAATGGTGATTGTTCCAAACAAGAGCCTTGTGGTGCAGACTGAGGAAGATTATAAAAATTGTGGACTGGATGTTGGAGTATATTTTGGTGATAGGAAAGAACTTAATCATACACACACAATATGCACATGGCAAAGCCTTAATGTGTTGGATAAGAAAAGTTATGACAGTGATACTCTTACACTTGCTGAATTTACCGAAGGGGTAAGTGCTGTAATAATCGACGAAGTTCATCAGGCAAAAGCAGATGTGCTTAAAAAATTACTTACCGTAAACTTTCGTAATGCTCCCATACGTTGGGGATTGACAGGCACTGTTCCAAAACAACAATGGGAATTCCAAGGTATCTTAGCAGGAATTGGACCTGTTATTAATAACGTGTCGGCACACGATTTGCAGGAAAAGGGTGTGCTGGCAAAACTTGATATTCAGATATTGCAGACAAAGGATATTGAAGAATTCCGCAACTATCAGGAAGAATATACTTGGTTAGTAACTGATACAAAACGATTGGAATACATTAGCGATCACATAAAAAAAGTTGCTAAAAATGGAAATACACTGGTGCTAGTAAACAGAATTGATACTGGTAACAAACTATTGAAGAACATACCAGAAGCATCATTCATTAAGGGAGATGTAAAACTTGATGAACGTAAAGAACAGTATGACGAAATTAAAACGTCTGATGGAAAAATCATTGTTGCAACATATGGTGTTGCTGCTGTTGGTATCAACATTCCTCGTATTTTTAATCTGGTCCTTATCGAGCCTGGTAAGAGTTTTGTTCGTGTAATACAAAGTATTGGCAGAGGAATAAGAAAGGCTGAGGATAAAGATTTCGTTCAGATTTGGGATATAACATCAACCTGCAAGTATGCGAAGCGACACTTAACTGAAAGGAAAAGATACTACAGAGAAGCAAAGTATCCACATACCGTAACAAAGGTAGACATATGAAAATAAGCAATGAAATAAAACTACAACACAAAATTAACTTCACTTCAAATACAAGTGGAACACGTGAACATTTTGTTTCCGATATAGTAAAAAATAATAATCTAAGGCTAGGAGCAGAGATAGGCGTAAGAACAGGCAGGACAACTTTTCACATTCTTGACAACAATCCTTTATGTGAAATGTATGCAGTAGACAAAGATATAACACAATTTTTTAATGAAGGTGTCAAACAAAAATATGGACATAGATTAAAAACATATGAAACCGACAGCAGAATAACTTCCGACTTTGTTGCTGATCATAGTTTAGATTTTTTCTTTATTGATGCTTCGCACACATATAAAAATGTTAAGAAAGATTTAGAAGCCTGGATGCCGAAACTGAAACTAGATGGCTGGATGCTAGGACATGATATTGATTATCCGTCGGTAGAAGCGGCAGTAAAAGATGTTATTGGTTATTATGAAGTAGGTCCAGATAACGTTTGGTTAGCAAGAAAAGATAAAACATATCCAGGATTACAGGAGAATAAATGAGAATATTAACACTAGATAACAAGTCTTTTGATTTAAATGAGCTACCTGAGGAAGTTGATGCAGATGCTAGATTCAGCGTGTTGGATAATTCGGATCCTAAGAATCCGGATTTTTTCTTCCAACCTCTAATATTTTTAGAATCATTTAACAGTCCAGCAATACTAATGAAAATTGGAGGACATGAAATAAAGATGCCCTTGGATTGGTCATTACTAGTTGGTGATAGTGAATGCGGAAGCGATCCAGAGATATTACCACTTACATCCATCAATGAAAGAGGATTTGAAGCATTTATAATGAACCCAATAAAGGGTTATAAATGTGATTATGCTCCTATAGAGATTATAAACATTTATCAGGATGTTAGGTGGTATTTTCCAAAGATGAGGAATGGACAATTATTAACTATACCGCTACACACGGAAGAAAATCCGCCATGTGCATTCTTCGTTAAAGAAATAAGTAGACAATCAGAAGTAGTTGATATTGGCGAATTGCTCTGATAATTACTAACACAACCCAGGAGGTTTATGACTAGTGTTGAGGAAAGAGACGACGACAAAACATTTGAAAACGAACAATCAATGGTAACAATACCATTAAAAGAATATGACAAGTTAAGAGAAAAACAGAGATATATTACTGATAGGAATTTAATTGCAGTAGTAGATAAAATAGAAGAACTTGTAAGAGCTTTAAGAAAGCATATAGTAAGAACGGAGATAGATTAATGAAAGCAGGAAAAATATGGGGTCAAACTGAATTGATCCACGCAAACGGTGTGCTAGAATTTCATCGTATTGAATTCAAAAAAGGTTACAAGTGTTCCGAACATGAACACAAATTTAAATGGAATGGATTCTTTGTCGAGTCAGGCAAAATGATTGTGCGTGTTTGGCAAGAGGATCAAGAAGGGTTAGTTGATGAAACTATTCTAGGACCTGGAGAATTTACACAGGTTAAACCTGGCAAGATACACCAATTCGAAGGTATAGAAGATGGTGTGGCGTTTGAACTATATTGGGCAGAATTTAACCATGATGATATCATTCGTCGGACAGTTGGCAGTAAGACAAAATGAACGAATTTGTAGGTTCGATATCGGGAGGTTCCCAATTAAATCAAGATTTGTTTGCATATCAAACATCTAAAAATAAAACCTACATCGAAATAGGAGCCGCAGGTCCTATAAAATATAACAATACCTATCAATTAGAAAATAGAGGTTGGAAAGGATTTAGTATCGAATTTAATGCAGATAGAGTCAAAGAATGGGCTAACCGAAAAAATAAAATTTATTGTGCTGATGCAATTACATTTGATTACTTACAGGCGTTAGAAGAAAATAACTTGCCTAATAGAATCGGCTATCTCAGTTGCGATATAGAACCTCCAGCCAATACATTCGCTGCTTTAAAAAGGGTCATTGAACAAGGAATTGTATTTGATTGTATTACTTTTGAACACGACAAATATCAGGCAGATATAGATTATGATCCTATTGTTACTAAATATTTAAAAGATGCTGGGTATAAAGTTGCCGTAAGCGATGTGTATAGATATCGAAAATTTAGAGAAGAAGGCAAGAAAAAGAAAGTTAATAAAAAATGTTATATGGAAACATGGTATGTTAACACAGATATTGATTTTCCAGAATTAACTTATGACGAGTGGTTAGAGACATACAAATGACAAAAATAATATGTGTAACATCTATGAATAAACCTTACTATGATAAGATAGGAAAATTGATGATAGCATCATGGTCAAAATATTGGTCAAAAGATATTGAACTAATAGTATATCAAGAAGGCTTTGAAATTGAAAATTTTGATAGAGTAACCGGAGTAAGTTGGGAAGAAAATTGTTACGATGATTGGTTAAATTTTATACATAGAGCCGAAAACCCTTGGTCTCAAAGATTTGCTAAAAAAGGCTTTACGATGATATCAGGAATGAAACACATTGATTGCGATTGGCTGATATGGTTGGATGCTGATTTATTATCACAAAAAGAATTTCCAAGATATAAATTAGAATCGTTGTTACCAAAAGAAAAACTAATTGCTTTTTTTGATACGTTTTATCAAATAAAACCCAAGTACACTAGAGAAGAATATTTAGATAAAAGTAGAGTTTTGACAGCCGCGGAAAGTGGATTTGTTATTATGAATAAGAAACACAAAAAATTTAATGAATATGCAGAAGAATATGAAAGACTTTATAAACTTCCTAGCAAGCCAACTTATTTAGGTGATTGGTGTGACGGTAATGTATGTGCTGCGGCAGCAACTAATTTAAGAGAATATGTTGAGGATCTAAGTTTACTAAGGACTACAGATAAGTCACAGACTCCTATTAATAGATCATGGATCCGTGAATATTGTTATCATGCAAAAGCCAAACAGAAAAGAGGACTAGACATAGAAAAATTAACCAAGGAATTAACATGAAAGTTGGAATAATAGGATATGGTTGGATAGGAAAGGCAACTCAAAAACTTTTTCCTAATGCACAGGTTTATGACAAATATATCGAAGGATATACTAACCCATTGAAAGATTGCGATATAGCATTTCTTGCAGTTCCTACACCTTGGAATCAAGTTGGCGGTTTAGATTGTACAGCAGTTGAAGACGCAATAGCAAATTGTGGGTGTGATTTTATTGTTATACGTTCAGCAACACAACCTGGATTTGCTGATGAGATGGCCAAAAAGTATAATAAAAGAATTGTTGTGCAACCAGAATACCTAGGCGAAACGCCAAATCATCCTTTCTTGCAAATGGATGCTAGACAGTTCATGATTCTCGGTGGTGAGCCTGAAGACAGGCGTAAAGTTATTGAATGCTATCAACAGGCGTATAATGCTAATGTTACCATCAGGCAGGTAACAAGATACGAAGCAGAAATTATTAAGTTCTCAGAAAATCGTGCTATCTTTTATAAGGTAATGCAATGCCAAGAATTGTATGACGCATGCGAAGCAGCAGGAGTTGATTACTATACAATTAGAGATGCTGTATATGGAGATGATCCAAGACAGAATTTGTGGTTTAGTTTTGTGTTTCCTAAAAATAGAGGAGCCGATAGCAAATGTATTCCTAAGGATATCTATGGATGGTGTGCGTGGGCAGAAAGCGTGGGTATAGACCCGACTGCGACAAAATCATTGCTTGAATATAACAATACTCTAATAAAAAGGAATAATTAAATGATTTTCGGTATAGGAACAGATATTGTTGAACTGGATAGAGTAAAAAATTTATCAAATTTAGATAAATTTTCAAAAAAAATTTTATCTACTAAC